GCAGGGCTTCAAATAATGGTCGAGCGGGTTTTGGAAACAAAAGAGAAGGAGTGTTTAATCGCATCGGTGAGGGGTTAAAATCGAAAGACCTTATCGGCATACCTTGGCGAGTGGCTTTAGCCCTACAAGCAGACGGCTGGTATCTCCGGTCAGACATTATCTGGCACAAGCCCAACCCAATGCCAGAGAGCGTTCGTGACCGCCCAACCAAGAGCCACGAGTATCTGTTTTTGCTTACCAAGTCGCCACGTTATTATTTTGACAATAAAGCAATTATGGAACCGGCTGTTTATGGCGAACAACACGCAAAAAAAACAACCTCATGGGGTACAAACAGAAAACACCCCAACAAAAATAATGTAAAAAAGTATTCTTTTATTGGTGAAAATCACACAACACACATAGATGATGATGGGAAGCACGTTCGTAATAAGCGTGACGTGTGGAGCATCGCCACCAAACCATTCAAGGGCGCACACTTTGCCGTCATGCCCGAAGCACTTGTCGAACCTTGCATCTTGGCTGGGTCGGCATCTGGAGACACGGTGCTTGACCCTTTCACGGGATCAGGGACAGTCGGTGTCGTAGCGAAACGACACCGGCGAAAGTTCGTGGGCGTGGAACTGAATCCAGAGTATGCGGAAATGGCCGAACAGCGAATCAACAACGAACCAGAAAGAATGTTGTAATGGTGACACACGGGAGCAAGCCATGAAGATCAACTATAACGATGTCGTGTTGATTGAGGGAGACACCGACCACGCCTATGTCGTCCACGACCTTGACACTTACGACGCCCAGGGCAACCTGATCATGGTGGGCCTGAGTCGAATTGACGACTGCAAACAACACGGCCCGAATCGCTTGAGAGTTCGCACCGAGGTAATCATCAAGAAGACCAGGGCCAAGAAGTCCGGCAAATACTTGAGGGATTGGTCAGGTGCCGCCGAGTTCCTGCTGAGCCGATGAAGTGTTGTCACTGTGGCTTGCCTATCATTAGGAAAGGTCGAGAATGGCGACACGAGAAAACAGGTTTCTGGAAGTGTCTGACCACGCACGCTGAACCAGAAGCCCCGAAACGGAAAGGAAAGTGAGATGGAAGTTATCCAGACAATTACGGTTCCCTACACCGACTACAAGACCTTGACGGACATCGCTACCGCCGCCGACCAGTTTTGTCGCACAGGGCTACCTGAGCATCTCGACGAGCTGCGTGACGCTTGCTTTGGCACAAAAGCCTTCGCCCAAGACTGACTAGGCTCAGGGCATGGCCGAACCCGAAGAGATCACCGACGAGTCCACTGGCGACAGCCGCTTCTATGACCTGCTTCTCGAATTGGCAGGTATGCACGCCAAGAAGTCAAATGATTATGGCATGCACGGAGCCGAGGACACCGAGACGTTTTTAGCCGCAGATCCATTGTTCAACTTCAGAGGCTCAGTTCTGTGGGGAGTCGACACCTGGGTTGGCGCGATGATCCGCCTGGGCGACAAGGTCTCTCGATTGCAAACGCTTGCCGCCGGTCACGAACTCACAAACGAAAACGCCAGAGACACATTCCTTGACCTTGCCAGTTATTCACTGATCGCGATGATCTTGTGGGAAGAAGACCAGGTTGAAATCGACGTTGACGACTTCTTTGAGGATACCGACGACGACAGTTGAGTAAGTTATTACTCATGGCCATGACCGAAGCAGACTTTGAGAAGCAAGTTGTCGACCTTGCACACCTGTTCGGATACCGTGCCGCCCACTTTGCAGCTGCGATGAACGCCAGAGGCAACTACCGCACCCCGACGCGTTACGACGCCAAGGGATTCCCCGACCTCGTATTGGTGCGCGCTGACTTCTCAGACCGGCCCAAGCGACTGATCTTTGCCGAGTTGAAAAGCGACACCGGCAGGATCTCGAAAGAACAGGGCCAGTGGATCGACGAACTCTCATCAAGCGCAGAAGCGTACATCTGGCGACCCAGAGATTGGGACGACATCACCGAGATTCTTCGTTAGAATTGGAGCGGAGGAGATGACCGTGAACTACTACTGTCCCAGATGCATCAAAGCGACTGAGCACTTTGCCGCTGGCCAAGGTGACCTACGTTGTCGACCTTGCGGCCTACTCCACGAACCAGTTCACAAATGCGAACACGACTGGGACTTTGACGCGAGTGGCGTGGTCTCTTGTGTTATTTGTCGCAGGACGCCATGACCCTGCATCGTTTGGAGTGCCTGACGGCCATGAAAGAAATGCCGGAGAACTCAATGGACTCCATTGTCACCGACCCACCCTACGAACTTGGGTTCATGGGTAAGTCCTGGGATAACGCTGGCATCGCCTATTCGGTTGAAACGTGGAGTGAGGCGTTTCGCGTATTGAAACCAGGTGGACACCTGCTCGCCTTTGGTGGAACGCGTACCTATCACCGCATGGCCTGTGCCATTGAGGACGCAGGCTTTGAGATTCGTGATTCGATTCATTGGATATATGGCTCAGGATTCCCGAAGTCGCTGGACGTGAGCAAGGCGATTGACAAGGCGGCAGGGGCGAAGCGTACGGCTTCAGCAACCCCCGAGGCTCAATGCTGGCAAGGTTGGGGCACAGCCCTCAAACCCGCCCACGAACCCATCGTCGTCGCACGCAAGCCGTTGATTGGCACGGTGGCGGCCAATGTCTTGGAGTATGGGACAGGTGGGATCAACGTCGATGGATGCCGAGTGAGGTCGGATATCGTGCAGACGAACCGCTACAACACCAAGGGCGATATGACGTCGTTCCACGGATCACAGGCGGGCAACTCCTATGTCTCTAACCAGCATGAGGGCCGCTGGCCCGCCAACATCATCTTTGACGAGGACGCTGGCGCTGAACTTGATGCACAAAGCGGAGTAAGCAAGAGCGGCGTGGCGGTTCGGCACAACGGAGTGACGGGCGGCACAATCGGCCCACCTGGAAACAAAGAGGTTGGCACACCTGACCTTGGATACGGCGACACCGGCGGAGCGTCTCGATTCTTCTATTGCGCCAAGGCAAGCAAGTCCGAGAGGAACGCAGGGCTTGAGGGGTTAGAAGAAAAAGAAATCGGTGCCAAAGGTAACGGGCTAGCTCGCACCTGTGGCACTTGTTCAGCTTCGGTGCTTGATCGTTGTGATTGTCCCGATAGGACATTCAACAATCCGACACGACAGAACTTTCACCCCACCGTCAAGCCCCTTGCCCTTATGCGCTACTTGGTCAGGCTTGTGACACCGCCAGGTGGCATCGTGTTTGACCCATTCTTGGGTTCTGGCACTACTGCGGTGGCCTCGATTCTTGAGGGATTCAAGTGGGCTGGTTGCGAGATGACCGAGGACTACTGGCCGATCATTGAGGCTCGCGTTGAGTGGGCGCAATCTCAAGGACAAGACGAACCGATGACATTGTTTGGAACGCCATGAGGCAAATATCAGTCAAGCGCGCCGGCCAAATTGCCGAACGTCAACGACTGACCAAAATCCAAGCAGAGAAGATCCCATTCTGCGAAGGCAACCTAGATGGGTGCAAGCGTCAAATCCAAGACGTTCATGAGTTGATCAACCGCTCTCAGAGATCAACAGCGTGGCTTGAGCCGACCCTGTTCATCTCATTGTGCCGACCCTGCCACCACTTCGTGACCGTTCACCCACTGTGGGCCAAGAAGCACGGATACACGCTTTCATCGTGGCAGTACGCACCTTTGACCATTGAGAAGGCTCGACGCGTCAGAGGCAAATGCCGAGACAAAACCTGCACCAAGGATCACATGGAGCTGCTTTCAGGTGACTAACAACCCCGACAAGATCCTGGTGATGACTCAGGCCGAGATCGTTCTCGACGCCTACAACGCAGGCCTGCAATCGCTCAACGGTTGCCTGGCCATTCTCAATGAGTCAATGCACCCACTGGGCTTTCAAGTGTTTGGCGAGATCAAAGAGGGCATGGATCACTTCGGTCACGCGTACAGTCTACTGCTATCGTTTTTGGGAGAACAGGAGACAACATGAAGAAGATTGGCAAGTTAGAACTCACCAGAGTCAAAATTGGTGAACTGAACCAGCACCCCTTGAACCCAAACCAGGGAGACGTTGGAGCAATCGTTGAATCACTTGAGGCTCACGGATACTTCAGACCTGTCTTGGTTCAGAAGTCCACCATGAACATCATCGCCGGTAATCACACGGTGCAGGCCTGCAAGATTGACGGACTCACCGAGATCGACGTCATCATTCACGACATCGACGACGACCAGGCGCTCCGCATCATGTTGGCCGACAACGAGACCGCAAACAAAGCACAGAACGATCCAGCAATCCTGACCGACCTGCTTGAGTCTTTGATTCATAGTGAGTTTGGTCTCATGGGAACCGGTTTCACCGGAGAGGACTTGGACGACTTGATTGCTGAGTTCCAGCCGGAGCCGATGGCTGAGGTCAAAGAGCCTGGAGAGATCGAACCACCGCTTGACCCTGTGACAAAGCCTGGAGACGTTTGGCTACTTGGCCCACACCGGCTCATCTGTGGCGACTCGTTTGAAATTGAGTTGCCTGAGTGTGATGTTGTGGTGTCTGATCCTCCTTACGGAATGAGGGTTGATTCTTCGTGGTATGGAAAACCCGTTGGCAAAAGCCTAGGAAGCAATAAAGTGGTCTTGTCGAATCATTCTTATTTAGGAAAGTTGGATTGGGACGATATTGAGTTTGATCCAAAACGCTTTGCAGAATTGTCTGATCGAGTTGCATTGTTTGGCGCAAACTATTATTGCACTCGGCTCCCTGAACCAGGATCTTGGTGGGTCTGGGATAAACGAGCAACGGCCGATGGAGGAATCCAAGAGGCATACGGAATGCCGTTTGAGTTGATATGGCTCAAAGGAAAACGAAAGCACTACATTGTCAGACATCTTTGGGCTGGTTTTACTCGCAAGGCGGAACAAGTGGACAAAGAACGACTGCACCCAACCATGAAGCCCGTTGCGGTAATGAGGGAAATTGTGGAATACCTTTCAAAGCCCAACGAAATTGTTTTAGATCCTTTCGGTGGTTCAGGTTCAACGCTCATAGCCTGCGAGCAAACGGGACGCGTTGCACGTTTGATTGAACTTGACCCTGCCTACTGTGACGTCATCTGCAACCGTTTCCAGGGTGTCACCGGCATCGCTCCAATACACGAAGCCACCGGAGAGGAAGTTTCGTTCGTAGACTGATACCGTGACAACCCCTATGACCGACGCAAAACCAGTTCAGCACGCCACCACAGGAAAGTACGTTAGAACTCCCGACCAGATAGCGACTGACCGACGAGCCGCCGACTTACGTTCACTGGGCTACACCTATCAAATGATTGCTGACCGCTTTGAGGTTGATGTCAGCACCGCACATCGCATGGTTGGCAGGGCCGTTGCAGAGATCCCAACCGAGGGAGCCGCAGAGGTCAGGAAGATCGAACTTGAGAAGATTGACAACGCTGAGCGATACCTCCAATCAGTCATACAGAACCCACCGCCTAAAATCTCGGCATCGGGTCGTATTGTCAAAGACGATCAAGGCAACGTAGTTGTCGACGAGGGCGCACGCATGGAGGCCGTTGACAAGATACTGAAGGCACAGGCAGCTCGTGCTCGACTACTCGGACTCAACGCACCGACCAAGATTCAAGAAGAGATTCTGATTCATCAGGTAGACCCAGACCGTGAGCGTCGAATCCTCGAAGCCTTGGAGGAGGCCCTAGATGCCAAGCGTCGCGCCACTTGACCTGAT